CATCTTGTGACAAAACGTCAGTTAAATCTCTAAGGATTTTATTCAATTTTGGTCTGATGTCTACGGTAAACCTAACCTTCGGTGGATATAAATGTGCTAATATAGCTCTTTGATAAACGTCTTTTGTTCCACGTTTAATAGTAATTGTGAAGTATTCTTCATTATCAAATAAGTTTAACCCAGCTATATCTCTATCGTAGTACCTACTATCAAGTAAAAGTAATGTTTTGCGTTTTAAGTCTGACTCTATATCATCAGCTATGTATGTAACTAACCTATGTAAGTCCATAGAGTTGGTCGCAGATTCATTAAATTTTCTTACTGTGAAATACCTTTGACAAACAATATTGTCGTTCAGTTTTAATAGGAACTCACATTTTTGTATGTTATCTTGCTTCTTTTTCATTTTTTCTAGTTTTAAATTAATTCTTGTTCTTGTTATAAAAATCGTTTTCTATTCTACTCAATCTTAGGAATGGTCTTACAAATTCAGTCCAAGTATCATTAGTCTTGGGTAAAATATTAAGTAATCCATCTGACATCATCAAGTTTAGTGCGTTTTTCCAGTGTCTTCCTTCTGGGTCCATGGTTTCTTTAGATAGTTCTAACACACCTTTTATTGCTTCATTAGTTAAAAATTGTGTGCCCATACCAATAACCTCATAGTTTTTTTGTAGGGCCTTAATTCCAAACTCACCCTCCTTTGTTATACCTTTTAGTATGTTTTTTTCCCTATTATTAGTCTTTTCCTTGGACTTTATAATATTAATGATATCATTGACCATAACTACTTCTGTTAGTATCTTAGGTACAATATTTGCCAAGGATTTTACACCAACATTTTTAATACCAAAAATATTATCCGATGAATCACCACATATGGTTTTAACTACACGAACATTCTCGTGTGGTATGTCAACCTTATTTAATGGTACTAACCCACCATTCCTAAAAATCTTATGTAAAGATAGTATATATACCGATACTTTGGGGGATATTAATTGTAAAATATCTCTGTCCGATGTAAATACTATAATATCCTCATCGTATGAAACTTTACAATATTCTGCCAAACAATCATCACCTTCACAATAGTCAAAGTGTGCTTGTCTAACATACAGTTCTTCTAGGTATTGTCTAACCCTATTTTGTTGTTTATTGAATGATTCTTGTTCCTCTGTAGATGTATTACCTATCCTATTAAGTTTATAGTTTGGGTATATATCTCTTCGTTGTTTTGAGTTGTTCTTGCCATCCCAAAAAACCACAACTTTATTAGCTAGGTTAATATCTATTTGTTTTCTTAGTGTGTTTAAAAAATGGTACAGTCCACCAATGTGGTCTGTACCATTATACATATTTTTAACACCGTGAAATCCGGTCTTTAATAAAGAGTTACCATCAATTAATAAGGTTGTAGACAATTCATTTTATTCTAAAGGTTTAACACTTGTTTTAACTACTCAGTTACTATTTCTAATAACTCAATTTCGAAAGCTAAATCTTCACCAGCCAATGGGTGGTTCATATTTAATTCAACTTCCTCTTCTTCAATCTTAGTAATTTGTCCTTGGATTGGTCTTCCTTGGTCGTCTTGTCCTTGAACCACACCTTTAATAACAAATTCCATTTCTTTTGGGAATTCGGCTTTCTTAACGGTTATAATTGCTTCGTCTATATATTCACCGTAAGCTTCTTTTGCTTCTAAGTCTACTTTTTTAGTCTCACCAATCTTAAGACCTTCTACCACATCATTAAACCCTTTTAATAGTTTTCCGTCACCTAATATAAATTCTAACCCCTCACCTCTTGTTCTTGAGTTGTCGAACTCTGTACCATCTTTTAACGTACCAATGTAATGTACTTTTACTTTGTCACCATTTTTTGCTATACTCATAATTTCTATTCTTTTTCTTCTTTTATTTCGAACCCTCCGGTTCCTAATTGTGCTGACCAATATTCAGCGTACTCTGTTTTATACTTATCTATTGATGTCTTTTCCTCAGATTTTTCTTTACCTTTTAAGAATCCGTGTGGTGTAATTAAAATCTTACCGTCTTCATAACCCAAACCATTAACATGGTTCTTCATGATAGTAATTTTGGTTCTGGTAGCAAACTTTACCTTTCTTTTATCTTTAACAGCTGAAATATTTGTTGTTCCAGCGTTTTTTTGATTACCGAATCTAAATACCAATGTTGAGTTTAACCATAATGACTCTCCTCCCTTAGCTTTTATTTTTGGTTGTCCGAAAGGGTTGTCTGGTAATTCTACCCATGGTTGGTTGACCACAACTAACGTGTTTGTGTATTTAGAATCTTCTCTTCTTGATTTACCAATTCTCTGATTTATTCCCATACCTATTTTATCAGCTAGTGTTGAAGCGTTGTGCATCTTACCCCCCTTACCATCAAAAGTCATCTTACATGGTACTGAACCAACAGAATCCCATAAAAATAATAAATCATACTCTAACTCACCTTTTAATTGTGCGTCCATCAACTCATTAATATAGTCTGTTATTTGTTCTATATACTCAAAATCATTATTAAATAAGAAAAATCCATCCCAATCTAACTCACCTGTTTCTTCGTCAACTACTTGTTCACAGTCAAACCCCATTAGTTTTGCATGTTCAAAATCCCACTTCTGTTCGGTAATAATCATTACTGGTAATATACCCTTACTTTGTGCATCAACAGCTGTTTTAACAAGAGCTGTTGTCTTACCAGTATCAGAGTGACCTAAAAACATTTGTAAATGTCCCATAGCAGGTCCTGGAATCCCAGTAGCGTCTAAGAAAGCTTTACCCAAATCAAAAAATCTATTTGGTTTGAATTTTGCTCCCTTAGAAAACTTCTTCTTAATGTCCGAGAATGTTCTTTTTTTCAATGCCATTACCTATAAGATTAAAATGGTAAGTCAGTGTCTGTAGAACTACCAGCTTGTGGGTCGTTAAATACGTCTTTTGTTCCGGACGTGTTCTTAACCGCGTCAGGGTCGTCGTATGTGTACTTTTTTAATTCAGAATCCCATACTGGGTCTAAACCTTTAGCTATAGCTTCTAAATACTCTACTGGTTTTTGTGAATAAACATCTTTCCATGTTCTTTCGTCACTAACCCATTTGTCCATAGTCTCAGCATCAGTGTGCATAGGAGCTGGGTCATCGTACATAACTGTTGATACTGTTGTGTATTCACCTCTACCTCCTGGTAATGGAACTGATTGTAACATTAATGTAAGGTCTCTACCTTCATTTCTATCAGTAACATCACCTTTCTTAGCCATAATTGGTATGATTTTATCGATAGGTCCGTCACTTCTCCAGTTGTGTTTAAATCTCCAGAATTTAACTCCGTCCTCTTCATTGTCTCTATCTACAACCTTAAGTATGTAAAATTTTTGTGAACGATAAGTACGTGCTAATTCTTTTGATTGTGCGTCTCCCGCTAGTCTTAAAGCTTCTTCAACCTCATTCAATGGACTTCTTTCACCTGATGGTTTACCGTCCGAACCTTTTCCTGGGTCATATAATTTAGTCCAACGACCTTGGATTTGAATGTTGTGAAAGAATACTTCTTTAAAAGGGGATGAACCGTCTGTTGTTGGAACAATTCTAATTCTCTTTTCACCAGATTTTGTACCTTTTGGTAGCATGATTGAAAGATATTGTTTCATTCTTTCTTCTGATGTCATTTGTGGTTTTGAAGTCCCTGCGGACTTATTTTTTTCGTACTGTGCCAGTACCGCGTCTAAACTACTCATAATGTTTTTTCTCTTTTTAAATTATTAATATGTATACTCTCTCGTTAAATATAAGAACATATTTACTAATAGTCAAACAATATGTGTGTGGGAATTTACTCTTCTTCGGTTGTGTTAAAACTATCCTTAATATCTATTTCGTCGTAATTTTCAATATCTTCTTGTTTTAAAATATATTGTTTTTTACCTGTTTTGTCAAACACTTCTTCTTTGTCGGTGAAAAAATCACTTAATGTATTACTGAATGGTCCACTATCATATTTTCTAAGTTCACTTTTTTCGTCTTGTGTTCTTGGTCTATATTCCTCAATCTTATCTTCTAGACTTGAAATCTTACCCATCATATCGTCCATAGAACCTAAATGTTTTTCCAAATCACCTAATTTTGCCATTAAGTCGTCTAAACTGTCAGTATTTTTAGATAATATGTCTGATTGACCTTCTAATTCAGAACTAATCTCCTCTTCTTTATTTACTAAGTCAGTAATATCTAGTTCTGTAGAGTCTGATTCAGGTTCTTCCATACCCATATCATCCATTCCTGCATCATCCATTTCTTCATCACCCATTTCTTCATCACCACCTTCTAATTCTTCAGTTTCTGCATCTGGGTCTAGCACAATCTCTTCATCTGGGTCTTCTTGTTCACCAACATCTTGACGTTTTTTATATTTTTTTAGTAGGTCTGAGCCTCCTTGGTCTTGTATGAATCCAGAACCTCCTCCAATACCAACCACTTGTTCGTCAAGGTTTTCTGAATTACGACCTATTTCTTTAAACCTATTTAACTCTTTTATTAACTCCCTCTCTATATTACCCATTTAATAATCGTTTTACTTTTCCTGTTGGTGACTCTACGTTAACCTGTCTGTTCACTCTAATGGTGTTGTCAACCCTTTCTATTAAACCGTCTCTAGACCTAATAGTGTAACACACACCTGTATCTAAATCACAAACCTCCTGACCTTCTGGGTTAGTTCCGTGTTCAACAACGTTGTTAGTGTTTTTACCTAAAAAGTTACCTAACTTCTGTTTTAAATCTTCTGTAATCATAATTTTATAGTTTTTGTCTGTATATAAATATCTACAAAATGTTAATTAGTTATCATCAATAAACATAGGTAGTACTTTACGTGGATTTAATATGTGTTCCACAACTTCCCCATTACTATTTTTAAGTCCTCTTCTAATTTCAAGATGTAAATGTGTTCCAGAAGATATGCCAGAATTACCCATAACACCAATAACCTCACTTTGTGCAAATATTTCATTTTTTGTTATATCCTCACCTACATTAATAGAACCATTTCTTAAGTTAGCATATACAACTTTATAATATACTGTTAGTCCGGTACTACTATTAATATCCTGTTGGGTTCTTATGAAGTTACCGTACTTACCACAATTATCTGTTGTTTGATTTGGTTTACAACCATTTAATTTGTTTAATACCCTACCACTAAGTACTGGTCTAATTTTTAAACCTTCTGGACTATTAGCCTCGTCAATTTGACTTACTTTTGGTTTTAAGTCTACTCCTAGGTGTGGTTTTTTACTATCAAACTCAACAACGTCAACTAATTCTGGTTTAATTGGGTTGTTAAATACTATACCGTCATTTGTACCTGGGCTAAACTCTAAATCAACATAATTATTATCCTCAGGTGTTAAATTGCTTTGTTCTGGTGTTATGTCGTTAGGGTCATATGATGTTGCGATTCTCTTATTCTTAACTCTCTTCTCAGCTTCTAAAAACAATTTTTCATTAACTCTAGCTGTAATATCACTTATTGTTGGTAATTTTGGTATTGGTACTCTTACACCTTCAAATGATGTTTCAATATTATTAGGGCTTATATTATGTGTTACGTTAATAATTAAGTATGGTCCGTTAAACATTGGTAAGTATCTTAACTGAAAATACTGTGTTGGTTGAATCATCATATTTCCCATACAAGTTACCTTAGCTGTATAGGACCTACTATTATATATGTTATATAGTGACGATGATGCCATTGACGTGGCTCCTGGTCCACCAGAGTCTGCCATTTGTTGTAGTATAGCGTAACTCTCAGATGTGTTTTGGAATTGTGATTGGTCTAGTGTTACTGACTCAAATATATTTTGATTCTCTATTCCGAAATCAACATTGAATCCTACTACTTTACTTGATTTTTTTCTATCTCCACAGTCACCCCCTAAAAGAATGTTTTTTTCTGGGTTATTTATATTTGACGAATCATCTTTAAAACCGTTATTAGTTGTCTTTACATTTACTTGTTCTGATGTCTTACCCACATATTGACATAGAAAAGCTGGTGAAGACTCTACATAATCAACATCTCTATGTGTTCCAAATAA